TTTATTGTATGAAAAAGTTTATACCCCTAATGCTGCTAGCTATAGCAGTAAGTTGTTCTGAGAACAAACAAGAAGAAATCATTATTACTCCACCCGGAAAATACGACCATTGCTTTAATGTCATTTCAATTGCCACAAATGAAGCTAGTTGTGATGATAAATTAGCTATTGAAGTAGTCAGACACCATGATTTTAGACATGCAGATTCTTACCTTCAAATCAAAAGAACAATCTGTATTAATGAAGATAATTTTGAGTTCAATGACTTTCAATTAGGTCAACTAATTTGTGATCTTTCCATCTACAAATAATTTTACAAGATTAAAATAACCTTTTTAATTTTTTATGATTAATTTTGGGTAACCCCTAAAAGGGAAGTGCTACACACTAACGTATTGCAGTAAATTTAAAACACCATTAAAATAATGGTGCATCCCTGTATACGTTCATTTCAGAAGTAGCATGTACATATATAGGATCAAAAGAAATACAGTTTACCATGATTATTCCATTCAATACGATACTAAAGAAGAAGCTCTTGAATGGTTTGAATCAAAGGGCAGTATATTAGAAAAAGTTAGTAATCGAAAATTTGTATTATTTAGAAATAGTTTAAGAGTAAAAGATGGCGCATCCAAGTAGAATATTTAAGACTCCAGAAGCTTTGGAAAAAGCTTTTGAAGAATATAAGGCTAATCAAATAAAAAAGGCAGAGAAATGGCTTAGGATCCAATACGTTGGTAAAGAGGGTGCAAGAAAGACTGATGCGCAAAAACTCCCATTAACTATGGATGGATTTGAGATATTCTGTTATAAAAATTATGGATGTGTGCATCAATATTTTGACAATAAAGAAAATTATTATCCAGACTTCGTGACTATCTGTTCGCGTATAAAAAAAGAAATCCGAGAAGATCAAATAACAGGAGGGATGCTAGGCTTTTACAATGCGTCAATCACACAGCGTTTGAATGGCTTGGCAGAGAAACAACAAACAGAAATAAAAGCATCTATTAATATACCAAAGCTCCCGGATATTGGAACTAGAGAATAAGTACAACTACTCTAAAGCCTATTTTAAAATATTAGATTTAATAAAGTCTAATCCAAAAGAAAATGTCTTTGTTATAAGAGGAGGTCAAGGAGCAGGTAAAACAGTTAGTATAATTCAACTAATCATCCAAAGTCTATGTTCTTCTCCAAAGGAAGCAACGATACTCTCTTCAGAGCTGTCAAAGATGAAGCGAACAGTCATTAGAGATTATAAAAAGATATGTAAAGATTGGGGTGTTTTAGCCAATGAATTAGATTACAATAAATCGGAAAGCAAACATGAGTATCAAAACGGAAGCTATTTAGATTTCTTAGGTGCTGATGTGAATGATGTGGGAAAGGGATTCCGGAGAGATATTTTATACATCAATGAAGCAGATAAAATGGAGGTAGATACTGCGGTGCAGTTTATCTCTAGGGCAGGCTTAACCATTATAGATTACAACCCGGACAGTTTGTTCTGGGGAGATGATTACATCAATGAAAATAACTTTATTACGCTAACCTATGAAGACAATGAGTTCCTTGCAAAAAGTGAAGTTAAATCAATATTAGATTATAAGCATAAAGGGTTTTTCAATATTGAGTTACCCACAGAGTCTTTGTTCTTTGATGGTAATGTAAAGAATAAGTATTGGGCAAATAAGTGGAGGGTATATGGCTTAGGCTTAACAGGAAACCTAGATGGGATTGTCTTTGACAATTGGAGTATTATAAGCAATATCCCTGAAGGCGCACGTTTGATTGGGATCGGCTTAGACTTTGGTTACTCCAACCATGAAACCGCTGCAATAGAAGTGTATAAGTACAATGATAAAAGAATCTTAAACGAAATTGTCTATAGAACAGGGATGCTAAACAATGATATTGCTGAGGTCCTTCCAAAAAATACTTATGTTTATGCTGATAGTGCAGAACCTAAATCTATTGAAGAAATCCGAAGAACAGGTGTTAATATATTGCCTGTTAAGAAAGGAGCAGATAGTATTGTTTTTGGAATACAAACCATGCAAACACAAGAGTATTTAATTACTTCCAGATCAAAAAATATTATCAATGAGTTCCAAAAATACACATGGGCTAAAGACAAAAGAGGAGATACACTCAATAAACCCATTGATAAATTCAACCATGCTATTGATGCGATCCGCTACCATGAGATGATGGACTTAGGAATCCAGCACAAAGTATTCTTTTTTTAAATTAACATTATAAATTTTATTGATTATTTTTGGTTATACAATAAATTTTTACTATTATATGGGGTTTTTAGACATATTCAAACGGAATACTAACATCAATAAATACAATCAATCATTCTTTAAATTATTAGGCATTAACTGGACTGCTTATGATAATAATGCACCAACCTATATTGAGGAAGGGTATAACATCAATCCGATTGTATATGCTGTTGTTTCTCAGATGGCAACTAAGACTTCTTCAGTTCCTTTCAAGATAAAAAAAATAGAAAGCAAACAAACAAAAGCTAAGATAGACAACTTACTTAAAGCCACCGGTTATAATTTAAGCGCACAACAATACGGTAAGAAAATGCTGTTAGAGAAAAAGGCGTACAGTTCTGATGACATCGCAATGCCTTTGGAACGACCAAACCCATTACAGACATGGGCGGAGTTCCTGGAGCTGTACAAAACCTTCATGAAGCTAACCGGGAATGCGTACATCTATAAGTTGAGAGTTGCTGAAGGTAGAAACGCTGGTAAAATAAAAGGAATATATTTACTTCCTTCACATTTGATGAACATCGTTTTAAAACCCAATGCGGATTTAATGACCATCGAATCACCAATAGGTGGCTATAAACTAATCAGTGGTGAAACAGGGATAGAGTTTACTCATGAAGAGGTTACTCATATCAAATACCCAAATCCAAATTACGATACCAACGGAGCGCATCTGTATGGTTTCAGTCCAATCAGAGCGCTTTTGAAAAATGTTCAATCCTCTAATACTGCATTAGATTTAAACATCAAAACAATGAACAATGGTGGTGCATTTGGATTTGTACACTCCAAAGGTCCAACACCGTTAACAGATGCTCAGGCAAAAGGAATTAAAAGCAGGATAAAAGATGCGTTTAATGATAAAGACAAGCTCTCACAAATCATGGGGGTTTCTTCAGAGATTGGCTTCACCAGAATAGGGATGACCACAGATGAGTTGAAACTCTTTGATTATTTAAACTTTGATCAAAAGCAAATTTGTAATGCCTTGGGTTGGTCTGATAAATTACTAAACAATGATGCAGGCGCAAAGTATGACAATGTAAACTCCTACCGTAAGCAAGTTGTAATAGATAATATCATCCCAGATTTAAATTTATTTACAGAAGCATTTAACAGTGATATATTACCAAGCTTTAAGGGTTATGATAATACCTGTATTGTGTTTGAGTACTCAGAGTTACCAGAGATGCAGCAAGACATGACTCAGATGATTGCATGGATCAGACCATCAATTGAGATAGGATTGATGAGTAGAGAAGAGTCAAGAACATTTATGAAGCTACCAAAGACTGAGAATGAGAGCATGAAAGAATTTACAGTCAATGCAGATATTATGACCTTAGAGCAAAGCTTAGATGATTTCCCAAATGTAGTTCCGAATGATCAGGCAATTTAGAAAGCAATGGTTGAAATGGCATGGTTCTTACGAGAAGAAAGCTAGGATCATCTTCCAACGGACCTTTAAAGAATTAGCTAGGTCCATTCCGTTTGAGAGAATGACCGAGGATACCTATCCGATTTATATTTCTTTCCATGTATCAGAACAAGTCATTAAAGAAGCCTATTTTAAAGTGTACAAAGAAATAGGAATGCTACATGGTAAAAGGGTAGGAAAGCAAATCAATAGACAAATAGGGCAGAAGGATTATACCATTGATGGGTTTACAAATGAATTCTTAAATAACTTATTTCAGTGGATTTCTAAAAACACAGGTCAAAGAATTGTGAGTGTGCGTGAAAAGTATATTGTCTTTATTAGGACAATTGTTGCAAATGGCTTGGAAGAAGGAAAAAGTATTTCTGAGATAGCCACTGAAATGCAACGGATTATAAAAAGTAGAAACTTCTACCGATGGCAATCGCTCAGAATTGCAAGAACAGAGACAACTACTGCTGCTAATTATGCTGCCTCAGTTGCATCCAATGTGAGTGGTGTAATTATTGATAAAGTATGGATCAGTGCTTTGGATGCTCGTACTAGAAGACCACCTGAGTCTGTTTTTGACCACTATTCCATGAACCAAAAAATAGTTCCTTTAGCACAGCCATTTGATGTAAGTGGCGAAAAACTTATGTTTCCCGGTGCGCCTACAACTCCCACTGGCGCTGAGACAAGTGCGCAGAATGTCATCAATTGTAGATGCACAGTTGCACGAATTGTGAGAAGAGATAAAGAAGGCAATATCATACGAGTATAAATATTATTTATTAAAATCCACTTTGGTATAATTAATATTTATATTTGTGTATATGGACACTATTTTAAAATATAAAAGCATTTTTGGATCGATTGAGGACATCGATATGAAGAACAAAATAGTCACTGGATACTTGTCATCTTTTGGCAATAAAGACTATGATGATGATATTATTATGCGAGGTGCTTATAAGAAATCTATAACCGAGCGCAAAAACGATATTTACTTCTTAAACCAACACGATTGGAAGCAACCGCATGGGAAGTTTAATGTATTGGAGGAAAGAGAGAAAGGACTTTATTTTGAGTCTACTCCTCTGATAGATACAAGCTATTCTATGGATGCTTTAAAATTGTATCAAGCAGGGATTGTGAAAGAACATTCCGTTGGTTATCAGGTTATGAAAGAAGAGTATAGCAAAAACGACCAAGCCAACATCATTAAAGAAATTAAGCTCTATGAGGGTTCTAATGTAACCTTAGGAGCAAACAGCAATACCCCTTTTACCGGTTTCAAGTCATACACTTTAAAGCAGGTAAATGATCAATACAAACAAATTTTAAAAGCGTACAGAAATGGCACGTTTACAGACGAAACGTTTGGCTTGTTAGATATTGCCTTAAAGCAATTACAAGCGCAAATGTTTGAATTAGGAAAACAATCACTTGAGACTACAACAGCCGACAATGTCACTGATATAGAAGTTAAAAAGCCGATTATAATTGATACAAACAAACAAATTATTAACGAATTTTTACAAACCATATAAAATGGAATTAAAAGAACAATTAGAGGCTTTATCTTTAAAATTAGAGGGGAAGTCCAAAGAACAAATAAAAGCGGACCTTACTGCTTTTGAAGAAAAGAACAATGAATTAATTGAAACATCAATCAAATCTGTTAGAGAAGAATTAGCAGCAGAGATGAAAGCAATTCAAGATCATGCAGACGCACTAGATGTGAAGTTGCAAGAAAAGAAAAAACAAGAGAGCAATGCGAATACTGATCCTTTAGTAAAATCAATTTCTGATAATATTGATAAAATAAAAGAGGTGAGAACAGGGAAAGCTTTTGAAATTAAAGCAGTAGCAAATATGACTACAGCTAATTTAACAGGTACAGCACCGAGAACGTACAATTTCGATATTGTGAAGTTTCCATCGCAAAAAGTCAACATTGAGGACTTTGTTGGAAGTGTATCTGCACCAAATGGTATTTATACCTATACTGTTGAAGGAGCTGGTGAAGGATCTATTGGTTCACAAACTGAGGGAGCTGATAAAAATCAAAGAGATTATGACTTCACTTCAATAGATGTATCTACTGACTTTATTGCTGGGTTTGCGCGTTACTCTAAGAAAATGAGAAACAACCTTGCTTATATAACCACTTCCATTCCAACAATGTTAAGACGTGATTATTTCAAGGCTGAGAATAGCTCTTTCCAGACTGTTTTAGCAGCAGGAGCAACTGCTTCTACTGAGATAATTACAGGAAAAACAAAAGCAGAAATGTTAATCAATGAGATTGGGAAGTTAGAGGATGCTGATTATTCTGAGAACAACTTAATTGTTGTAAAGCCTACAGACTATCTAAGCATCTTGAAAACAGCAAAACAAGACTTAGCAAGTGCAGTGACTTATGAGGCAGGGGTCTTAAGAGTTGCAGGAGTGCAAGTTTTAAAAGCTTCATCATGGTTACCAGCTAACAAATACTATGTAGGAGACTGGTCTCGAGTGAATAAGATAATTACTGAGGGTGTTTCTATAGAATTCTCTGAGGAGGAAGGAAATAACTTTGTTAAAAATAACATCACAGCAAGAGTAGAAGCGCAAGTTGCTATTGTTGTAGAGCAACCAGCTGCAGTAATTTTAGGTGATTTTACAGCAACCTAGAATTTATTTACATAAGCCCATTATTTAGGTAATGGGCTTTATATAATTTTTTAAATATGGTTTTAATAACAAAAGATTTTTTTAGCATCAAACTTCAGAAGAATTATAAAAAGGGTGAAAAAGTTTCATTCACCAAAGAATTGGAGAAGCTTTATATAGAGAGTGGATGCGCAAAGAAAATAACTGACAAGAAAACAAAAGAGAAAAAGCTGTCAATTAAAAAGAAATAATGAGCTATATCAATATCATTCCATTACAAGATGCCAGAGTTTACCTAAGAATAGATGACACATTAACTCAAGATAATGAAGCAATTACTAGAATGATCAATGCTTCTTTGGCGAAGGTTGAGCAAATGACCAACGTTCATCTTATTGCAAAAAGTAAGGAGTATATTTTTGATGATTTAAAGGCTACTGTTTATGATTATCCAATCAATAGTCTTACAAGTCCTACAACTGCAACAGTCGTAGAAAAGACACAATACAGTGTGTACACCGCTGCATTAAAAACGGATTTAAAATTAGTCTTAAACGTAGGATACACACAAGTTTCAGATGTGCCAAAAGATTTGATTGAGGTGGCTTATGAGATGATTGACATCATGTATTATAACAAAGAAAATAAGCTGTCTAATTTATCACAAGCTACATTAGATGCTTACAGAAGGTTTATCTAAATGGCAAAAAGAACAACGAATAGAAGGTTTTCAAAAATAGTTGAGTTGTGGCAAACAGCTTTTGTTTTTGATGGATTCAGTGGGAAGACTCCCGGTGAAGATGTCTTATTAACTAAAAGTTGGGCTGAGATAAAAACTGCCAATGCTACTAGTAGGTTTAGAAATACAGATAACGGAATTACAAGTAATACCAATCAAATTATAATAACCACTAGAAAAAGAAAAGATGTAACATACAATTCCATCAATCAATTTATAGTGTATAGGGGAGAAAAATATACCATTTCAAACCAACCCTATGAAGTTGATTTTGATAACTCTTTGATTGAGATAGTGGCAACTAAAAACGCTGTTAAAAGCGTTACTGAAATTGTTCCGGTTGGGGAGAATTTATTTGATTTAACATTCGATAACACATTTAATTAATATGAGCATAAAGGGAAATGCTGAAGTCATAAGAGATGAAACAGCAACAGGCGCAAATACAGCCGCTAGAGTAGGGAGTAACTTGGTTGAAATCGCAAATGATTTAATAGATAAAAATGCACTAATATCTGCAAACTCTTCAAAGGTTGGTTATACAGATGCTCTGGTAGCAGCAGCACCAAGTGTAACAACTAATGGAACAAATATTGCAACCAATGCAACCAATATTGCAAATAATGCGACTAATATATCATCTAACGATGTTGACATCGCTGCAAATGTGGCAAATATTGCTGCAAATACTTCAGGGGTAGCATCGAATCTCAATTCACTGAGTACAAAAGTAAATACCTCTTCTATTGTAAATGATTTGACAACAGGAGGAGCTGCGGTGCCATTGTCTGCACAGCAAGGTGTTGCTTTAAAAGCATTAATTGATTCAGGGGGTGTTGTTCCAATAAACAATTTAACCTCTACAAGTGCTACAATTCCTTTGGCAGCAAACCAAGGGCGTGTTTTAAAAGGCTTGGTAGATGGTAATACCTCAAACATAACAACCAACACTTCTGGAGTTGCAACCAATACCTCAGGTGTTGCAACCAATGTATCTAACATAGCAACCAATACTTCTGGTGTTGCAACTAATACTTCAGGTATTGCAACCAATGTATCTAATATTGCAACCAATACTTCAGGAGTCGCAACTAATGTAACAAACATAGCAACCAACACCTCAGGAGTTGCTACTAATGTAACTAATATTGCAACCAATACTTCTGGAGTTGCAACCAATGTAACAAACATAGCAACCAATGTAACAAACATAGCAACCAATACCTCTGGAGTTGCAACCAATGTAACAAATATTGCTACAAATACCGCTGCAATAGCAACTATAGGAGGTGCATTTACAGGAGGTATTTGGAACGGTTATACCTATCAAACAGTTACTTCTCCTACAACAGGTCGTGTATGGCTCGATCGAAATTTAGGAGCGAACAATGTCGCTGGAAGTTCTAATGATAGCAACGCTTACGGATTCTTATACCAATTTGGTCGAAAAGACGATGGTCATCAACTGAGAAATTCAAGTACTGTAAGTACAAAATTAAATAGTGTTTATTCTCCAAGCGATTTGTTCGTGATTAACAGTTCGGATTGGGCTAATAATTTCAATTATAAAGTTTGGCTAGAGGATTGGGAGGGACTACAATTGAATAGCGTTGCACCTAAAGGGTTTCGCTTACCAACACAAACAGAATTCTACAATGAGATTGCAGGATTCTCATCAAGTGATACAAGTGGAGCTTTTGCAAGCTTTTTAAAGTTACCAATCAATAAATCGAGGTCATATATAAACGGATCAATCAGTACTGCTGCCGAGGCTTATTTGTGGTGCAGTGATCGTGTCGCTGTTCAAATTACAAGTTCTAATATAACGTATCCCGGTGTAGTCCTTGGAACGGGTTGTGGTGTAAGATTGATCAAAGATAATTAATGGCGGTCAAAGGGTTAAAAAAGGTATTATCCAATTTAAAAAAGTTTGGAGCTGAGGCAGCCGTTGAAATTGATATAATAACAAAAGCAACTGCTTTAGATATTGCAAAAGATGCTAAAACTTTAGCACCTAAAAACTTAGGTAAATTAGCTCAAAGCATTTATGAAGTTGAACTTGGAGAATCTGATTATAAAGTAGTAGTAGGAGCTTCCTATGGTGCTTATGTAGAGTTTGGAACAGGGATAAAAGTTCAAGTTCCCGCTGAAATGCAAGAGATAGCATCACAATTTAAAAATAAAAAATCGGGTTCTTTTGAAACAGGATTGCAATCGATAAAAGATTGGTGTAAAAATAAAGGAATTGATGAAAGTGCTGCATATCCAATTTTCATAAGCATTTTAAATAAAGGAATGCAACCTAAACCTTTTTTATACCCAGCTTTTGTTAAAGGAAGAAAAGAATATAAGAAGGATTTAAAAAAATTATTAAAAATATTAACTAAGAAATATGAATAAGAATTTGCCAGATAAATGGATCCGAAAGGCGGTTTATGATGCGGTTAATAATATTGTAGTTGATACATTTACCATTCCTTGTTATGATGGGAGAGTTGTAGGAAATATTATTCCTGATCATTTTATACTGTTAACGACTCAAACTAGCCAAACCAATCAAATTATAAAATCTGAAAGATCATGGGAGAGTTCTATTCTTATTGATATTATTACAACTTACAAAGGCACTTCAAACCCGGGTTCAAGAGTTCTTGCAGACAATATTTTAGATGCTGTTAGAAATGCGACTAATAATTTAGTATTAGATGCTAGCTGTGGTTTGGTTATTCAAAGACAAACTCAAGACTTTCCAAATGACATTATTACGGTTTCTCAAAATGAAAATATTTTCAGAAAATTAATGAGAATTGAACTAACTATAAATTAAAATTATTAAAAACGACATTGATATAAATAATATTTATATTTGTGTAAAACGAACTAAATTACAAAAAAAATGAGTCAATTAATTAAAGGAGAGTTGGTCGTTCTTGATATATGGGATGGATCTGCTTACAAGCCAGTTGGGGGGCTAACCTCAAATACTTTAAGTGTTACAAGAAACATTATAGAAGCACAAATTAAAGACAATCCGGGAGTAATACTCAGACAAGCGGGTACTACAAGCTCTGAGATTTCTTTTGATGCAAACTATATAAAAACAGATTCGACAAAAACAGATTTTGATGCGATGTTGGCATTTATCAATACAGTTTCAGGAACTACTCAAACGTGGCGTATGTCTTCAGATCAAACAACTCCGGTTTATTACTATGGTACTGGAATTTTTGCAAGTTTAGAACTTACTTCTGCAAGTGGTGATGAGTTTGCAACTTACAGTGGTACAATTCAAAACACAGGGTTAGTTGTTACAGTTGATCCAAACGCATAGATGAATGATACAAAATAGTATAAAATTAGATTTTGGATCTAAAAAGCTAGAGTTCTTTTTTGGCATGTCTTTTTTAGGCGAGTTTTTAGAAGAAGAAAAAACTGATGTTAAAGAAATTTATGCAAATATCAAGCGCAATCCTTATGGTTATGTTCCTGATTTAATGTACCGTAGTCACTTACACAATTGTAAGCGTAAAAAAGAGGATCCTAATTTAAAACCTTTTGAAATGGCTGATTTAATTGAAAGCTCAGGACATTTTAAAGAAGGTTCGGAAAGTTTAAAGTTTATAGAGGTTTTTATGCAGTCTATTTTAGATGGATTGCCAGAACCAGAACCAGAAACAAAAAAAAGCAACTCAAAAAAAAAATAAACTGGAATGCTGATGTGGTTTCTCTTTGTTTAGGAGAATTCAACTGCTCTTATGAAGAATATTGTAATATGACATGGGCGGAGTTTCAACTTCGTCTTTTTGCTTTTAATAGGATGCAAAAAAGAGAATGGGAAAAGATTGCTGAACTCTCTACCAATATTATTATTGCTGGGTTTATCGATGGAAAAGAAAAGAAAAAAAGAATTAACCAAATACAAAAAGCTTATTTAAACACCACTCCATCAAAAGGCATGAGTGAAGCAATGAAACAAGCAATTTTAAAAGCACAACAAGAATATAATAATAATAAAAAGTAATGGCAGAATTAAGTGTTGAGATAAACGGTAAAATGGACAAGCTTGATAAAGCCTTGTCTGATTCTGAAAAAGCTTTAAAACAATTTGATAAAAAAGCCAACAAGATTTCTAAAACAAATAGCAATCTAGGGTCAAGCTCAGTTTTAGCTGCCAAAGGAATGGGGAAACTTAGAGGGCAGGCCATTAACGGAAATGCTGCAATGACTGCTTTCAGTAGAACCATACAAGATGCACCTTTTGGTATCATGGGGGTCTCCAACAACATTACCAACCTAACGGAACAATTTGGTTATTTAAAGAACAAAACAGGATCTGCTGGAGGTGCTTTAAAAGCAATGCTCAGAGATTTAAAAGGTTTTGGAGGAGTTACATTGGCAATATCATTGGCAACTTCTGCTCTAGTACTTTTTGGAGATAAATTATTTCAAACAAAAGACAAAACAAAAGAATTAAGAGATGAACAGGAGAGACTTACTAAGTCTTTAGATGACTATATTTTTGGGTTATCTGCTGTAGAAAAAGCCAATGTAAAAGGAGAACAAAATGCACAAAAAGAGTTAACTACTTTAAAACTTTTAAAATCTCAAATAGAAAACACAACGTTATCTACTGAAAAGAGATTAGAGGCTGTTAGAGAAATTAGGAGAATTTATCCTTCATATTTTAAAGATATGTCGAATGAAAAAATTCTAAATGGAGGCTTGGCAACGACTTATGATACCTTAACTACTTCTATTTTAAATAGAGCCAAGGCGACTGCTGCTACAAATATGATCGTTAAAAACAGCGAAAAGCTTATAGCTATAGAAGGTAAATTAGCAGTAAAGAGAGAAGAAAGACTTAAAGCAGAAAAAAAATATAATGCTGTATTAGATAATAATAAAAAAAGCGTTAATAATTACAGAGGTGCAGCAGTAGATAGTGCGTTTGCAGAATCAGGAGCTTTAAATGCTCTAAATAAATTAAGAGAAGAAGAAAATAAATTAATTGCTAAAAAACAAACCTTAGAATTAGCCAATATTGATTTAAATCAAACCATAGGAGATGTTGGTGGAATTACAATACCTGTTACAACTACAGGGGAGGAAATAAGAGAAAAAGTAAAAAATGCTTTTGTAGATTTTAAAGAAACATACAAAGACGAAAAAGATTATTTTGAAGATTGGGTTGAAGAAGATCCAATAACTATAGCAGACAATGCAGAATGGAAATCAATTGATTGGGAAGCTTATTTTAATTCTAAACAATTTGAGGAGAAAGAACTTGAACTAAAAGCTAGATTAGAAAAGCTTAAAGAGGATATAAATAGTTTACCTGAACAAACTTTGGCTAGTGGAATTACTTCAATAGGTCAAAGTATAGGTCAAGCATTGGCAAACGGAACAAGTGTTATTGGTGCTGTTGGAATGTCGTTATTAAAGACACTAGGTAGCTTCTTATCTCAACTTGGTGCAAAGTTAATTTTATATGGTGTTTTAGCAAAGAAAAAAGGAGCATTAGATGTTGCTATGCTTGCTGGTGGACCAGCGGCTATAATAGCAGGTGCTGCGGCTATTAAAATAGGAGTATTAGCTGTTGCTGCAGGTGCTGCTATTAGTGCTTTTGTTGGTAATGCTACTGGTTCTGGAGCAGGTGCAGGTAGTCAAGATAGCGGTTCTGTTTCAACTGATACAAGTACTTTTTCTCCTAGTTCAAGTAGCTTCTCTGGAGGTGGATCATCAGGTGGTTTGCAAAATGTAGTGTTTGAAATACAAGGAACTAAATTAGTAGGCGTCTTGTCAAATACGCTTTCAAGAAACAGAGCTTTAGGTGGTTCATTAAGTCTTACATAATATGGCGTTAAAATATTGGTTTGAGTTTACGGATATAAAAGAGATTATTCATCGAGTAGAGATTTCTAATACTGCTTTTACAGGAGCTTCGACACAAATTTATGGTCGTTGTTCTCTAGAAGTGTCTGAAACAAAAGACACGCTAGATGCTATTAGAGGGTCTGGTTTAAAAATAGAAATAGAAGCCAATTCTAACCTTACTTTTTACGACCTCTACAGCGAGGAGGAGCGGACCTTTTCAGTAGTGTACAAAAGAAATAACCAAATCTTATTTAACGGTTGGTTGTCTCCAGAGGGTTTGTATGAAGATTATGTTGCGGACCATTGGATCATCTCTTTAGACTGTACTGATGGCTTAGGGTTTTTGAATAATCTTTCTTACGTAGAGGATGCTACTGGTTTGACTTTTTCAGGAAAACAAACGCTGTTGGAAATTGTTGTGAATTGCTTGAAAAGAACCAAAACACCTCAAAACATATTGACCTCTATTAATATCTATTATGTAGGCTTGTCTCAATCTGTAGATCCTTTTGTCAATGTATCATATAATGTAGATCGTTTTATAAAAGATGATGAGAAAACCATTATGAACTGTCAAGAGGTTTTAAAATCTGTGCTAGAACCATTTGGCGCTGTTCTTACAAGTTACAACGGTGAGTGGTTGATTTACAAACCAAATTCATTGGTAGATGCTTCATCACAAACGTTTTTCTCCTATAGTAATTTAGGGGTTGCGCTAAGTCCTACGACAAAAACCATTGATTTTTCTTTTGCTATCGGAAGTCAAATTGACAACTACTATCCGCATCATGTGAATGCAAACCAGCAAAAATCTATTAAAAGTTCGATTGGTGCTTTTCGTATTAATTATAAATATGGATTGGTGAAATCGCTGTTAAGAAATATTGACTTGTACAGTGAAAACGGAGTGGTTGATAATTTTACAATTGATTCCTTGGCTACTTTGGTATTGCCTTCTCCAAATGGTTTTGGTGTGGGGATGCCTTTTAGTAATACTATAGCTAATGGTTTGAATATGACCTCGAATGCTTGTATTGTTGCCCTAGATGATGTACTCACTTTAAATATTGATTTTACGGTAGAACTTCCTTCTTTAGCTGGAACTTTTAAATTTCAAATGGTTGTTTCAGATGTGGAGCTTCCAAATGCAGCAGCAGTAGTTTACCATCTACAAAATGACTTGTCCTGGAGTACAACTACTAACGGGATGACTTTTAATTTCCAAAATAAAGCGAGTATTCTTCAGACGTTTAACTTAGCACCGATTCCTCAAAATGGATTTTTATATTTGTACATCCAAAAACCGCAACCAGTCTCATCAATACCGACTCAAAATACTGTAACAATTAATCAGTTATCATTAGTTCCTGAAGGAGATCGTTTAAGAAAGGAAGGGGAAAACCATACCTTCCAAAGAACATTAAAACCGTCTTCTAAAATCAAAGACATTAAAAAAGTATTTAACGGAGACAATCCTTCGCAGATTTATTTTGGAACAATTTACAAAGCCGATCAAACAACTCCAACAGAGAATTGGACCAGATATGGTGCTTCTGAAACAAAACCAATCCTTCGCATTATGGGAGAGGAGCGCATGAAGATGTATGCTACTCCTTTGCAAGTTTTTAGCGGAGATGTCTATGGTTATTTTAATTATTTATCATTGGTCACTATCAATGGATTGACAGGGAAGTTTATGCCTACACGATACCAATACAATGCCTTTGACAACACTACTTCTTTAATTTTAACAGAGGTCTTAAATACGGATATTTTAAGTGATGTTGAATATCTTAACACCCCTGATTATGGTGAAGTTGTAGAGCCTACAATCAAGGGTTAATTTCGCAATATTTATTTACACTTTGCAATAGTTTTTATCTATTTTTACTTAAGTAATGATAGATGGAACTTATAATATACTATATATTAATGCAGGAGATGGGTTTTTTCCTGTTGGAAATTTAGTGTCTAATAGCTTAAATGAAAGCATTGATACAATTGACAGTACAACCAGAGACAACGCAGGTTGGAAAACACAAACACTCACCAATCAAAGTTATAATTTAGAGTTTAATGGTTTGCTTTCAAACGCTATTAGTACCACAAAAATTAACTACGAAACAATAAAAAACATAAAAAGAAACAAGCAGATCATTGATTGGAAAGTTTCTGACAACCAATTAAGTATCGAAGGAGGGAAAGCTCAAATTACTTCTTTAAGTAATGAATCTAGTACAGATGAGTTTGTAAGTTTTTCCGCGAGTTTACAAGGATACGGAACTTTTAAAAATTACAAATTTGAATTCCAAGTAAATACTAGCAATACAGGAACAAGTAATAGCAATCAATTTACGCTTCCGTTAAATTCATCTTTTACTGGCAATATTAACGTTGATTGGGGGGATGGTACAATAAATAATATTAGTTCATACAATCAAGCAGAAGTAACACATACATTTCCTTTTTCTGGAACTTATGATATTAAAATTTCAGGTGTAATCTCGGCTGGATGGAGCTTTGGTAACACCGGGGATTGTAAAAAAATGGGTGATATTTCTAACTGGGGAGCTTTTTCATGTACCGCAACCAGTGCCTTTGCAGGATGCTCTAACATGACCTCTATTGGAAGCGATGTAGACTTTTTAAACCAAGCGGTTAATTTAAATGGATACTTTGATTTATGTGGCTTGCTAGGATTACCATCAACCTTGACTTTAGAAAAATTAGAGGAAGGCTTTCAGATGCTTCGATATAATTCAATCCCTATATTACCTTCAGGAATGCTACTGCATAATTTAAAAAATGGAGGTATAATGTTTAGAGGTAACCCTTTAACTTCTGGATTACCTGAGGGAATGGTATTAGAAAATGTAACAAACGCATTCTATATGTTTGAAGGATGTCAACTTCCAAATTTACCATCAACATTAACCTTATTGAATGTAGAAAATGCAAGTTATATGCTCAAAGGAAATTCAGTAACTGATATCCCATCAGGTGTAACATTACCAAATTTAAATAATGGTGCAAATATGCTGACAGGAAACACCATAAACACCACAAGGTACTCTCAGTTATTAGTTGATTTAGAGAATTTAAATACCAACAATAATTTTAGCTTCCATGGTGGGAACTCGCAATACAACACGACAGGGCAAACAGCTAGAAATATATTGACAGCTTCACCGCGAAATTTAACAATCACCGATGGTGGCTTAGCATAAAAGTATGAAAGGAAAAGAATTAAAATATCCGAAAAAAACAACCTATTATATCGCATGGGATAAAAAAGAAATAAAAGTGTATGGCTCAGTTTCGCCAAAAAATCATTTTACTACCCCATGGAAAAAAGTAGATTTTTATACAGATAAAGAAAAATGGCTAAAAGTCTTAGAAAAAAATGGAATTAAAATAGATGAATTAAAATAAATTAATAACCCCTAAATCATGAAGAATGAAACTCAATGACATAAAAGTATATGGTGTTAATGGCTTCGGTTTGATGGTAAACTTTTCCTCAATCGATCTAACTTTAAAATCAATATTAACATTTATTATTATCGGATATACCCTTCACAAATGGTACTTGATGTATCATAATAACACTAAAAAAAATGAGTAAGTATTTTAAAGAAATAGAAGGCAATATGGATACTGATTTTCTTGCCAAATTAGATGAGGCAAGAGAGTATGCTAATATCCCATTTGTGATCAATTCTGCTTATAGAAGTCCAGAGCATAATGCTAGAGTAGGAGGTAAACCTACTTCTTCTCATCTAAAAGGATTGGCAGTAGATATTAGCGCAAAAGATAGCAGTACAAGAGGAATAATTTTAGATGCTTTAAGAGCAGTTGGATTTAATAGAATAGGAATAGCAAAGACTTTTATTCACGTGGATATGGATACTGAAAAATCTCAAAATGTAACTTGGTTGTATTGATGCAAAAAAAGAGTAAGAAAGTATATGTATAAAAAAATCAATTCTCTTTACAAAAGGGATTTAATATGATAAGAAATCAAGATTACACTAACAAATAGTTATAACTAGAAGTGAACACGATGGTAAGGTTTACCCTTATTTAGTGAACAAGGGTAAATACTCATAAAAAATACAGTTGAAAAATGAAAATATTACAAATAATTAGAAATTTACTAGGGATCGGAAGAGATGCTTTAAAAAATAGAGCGGAACTTAAACGATTAAAAGCAGTGCAGGAACACGCAATTCTAGAGGCGCAGACAAAAGCGCAAGTTGATAGAATACTATCTAATACGGATTCAGACAATCAAATTGATTTAATTACAGCGCAGGATAAAAGGCACACATTCAAAGATGATGTGGTTACCTATTTGTTTTTGATCCCGGTGGTGATTGCAACCATTACTCCGTTTATTATTGCTTATGAGGAGGCAAACTTTACAAATTTGGCGCAAGATATTCGTGTTTCTTATGAGAATTTAGATTGTTTGCCAAAGTGGTATAAGTACGTTTTAGGTGCTATTATCATTGATGTATTAGGCTTCAGGAGCTTTGCTAGGAAATTGATTGGGAAGTATATTAAATAAAATTTGAAACTAAGAAAAAGACTTTTTAAAGAAGAAGCTATTGAATTAGGGATTTCTCCAAAACCTGATGAGAAAGGGAGGAAAAATGCAAAGTATTATATTGAAGAAGGGGAGTGGAAGAAAATAAAAGAATATAGAGAAAACTTTGGAACTCCTGTAACCACCGATACCAAAACCAACGAATACAAAGAGAAGTTTGTTTTATCCGCTTGGAACAAACAGACTGGGCAGATGATGGATATTGATACCTATTGCTCTCACTATGCGTTACCTAGAGCTGACATTTCTTCTTATAAATTAGTTTCTCATACAGGAACTCCTTATTATAATATCGCTTTTAAAGAAAATGTTGCTGAAATTGTAAATGATTTTGATTTCGATAGTATCATCAAAAAATACATTCAACCGATTAAGCAAAAAAAACGTTCTCCTTTTAATACTACCAAAGATTTTGACACCTTAACAATAACCGATGTTCACGTGGGGATGGATACTGATGCAGACAATAATACCATGTATCAAAATCCCTGGAATAAAAAAGAGCTGTTTAAAACTGCTGACATTATTATTGAGAAAACCTTGGAAGAGCAAGAAAGCGCTACCTTATATATAGATGACTTGGGTGACCTTCCGGATGGATACAATGCACACACCACAAGAGGGGGTCATGCTTTGCCACAAAATATGACCAACGAAGAGTGTTTTAATAATGCGTTGGAGTTTAAATTGAAGATCTTATATGGCTTGGTTGATCATTATGATAAAATTTATTTTAATAATATCTGCAACGATAACCATGGTGGAAGCTTTACCTATTTTATCAATGAAGCTTTTAAACAGATTGCAGAAGTTCAATATAAAAAAGTAAGTGTTACCAATCATCGTAAATTCATCAATCATTATTATATAGGTAAAATTTGCTTTGTAATTTCACATGGTAAAGACGATAAAAGTTTAAAGTTTGGTTTCAAACCTCAACTGGACCTAAAGGGTGCTGAGAAAATAGATCAGTACTGCAAACAAAATAAAATCTATAAAAAAGCGGATCTGGTAATCTTTAAAAAAGGAGATTCGCACCAAGCTTTATTTGATATGTGTTCTAGTGATGATTTCTTTTACTTTAACTACCCAGCTCTTTCTCCAAGCTCAAATTGGGTGAAAAATAATTTTAAGTTGGGTAGGAGGGGTTTTGTGAATGAATCTTTTAAGGGTTTGAAGAATTATGTAAAACCACACTTTATATAATGACATCGATTTTCTCAGACCAATCTTTTGGAATATCCGCATCGATAGCATGAATATAATTCATCAATCCACTTTCAGAGCTATGCCCTGTTATCGGCATCAACTGTTGTATGGCTTGGTAAAAGCTTAAATTCTCTTTGGTTCGTAAGTGTCTGAATAAATTGGTTATATAAGAATGTCTAAAAGAATAGATGTTGTCTCCCTTTTCTAATTCAATGCCTTCTTGAACCATTTGTGATTTTAATCTTGTAAACCTACGAGTAATAACTCCTCTTCTTTGTGTATCAGATCCTTCCCATTCTCCCGGTACTCCAGAAGGAGTAATTAAATATGAATCTTTGTCATAATTATGTAGGTTCATTTTTTTAAGACCATCTAATAATAAGGAAGGAATCCTTTTTGTTTTTAATGGTTTGTTTTTTGCCTGATAATAAAGCAAGGCTTCCTCCAAGTTTAAATCTTTTATTTTTAAACGACACACTTCCACAGGTCTTAAAAAATTATATGCCACAAATCGAATTACTAATAAGACAACCGGATCATTAACTTTTAAAAAATCGGTAATTTGTATTAGCTGTTTATTTGTAAGTGTTCTATTTCTTCGATGCTTAACTTTTTCTTTCTCAATATTTTTGATAAAGTTGTAATCAATCAATAATAGCTTCTTTTCTAAGATTGTAAAAACAGCAGACAAATCTGTTCTATAATTATTTCTAGTTCTTGCAGAGGTTTTTTTAAGGACACCATTTAAATAGGTGATTACAATTTTACGAGTGACCAATTTAATGTCCTTGAATTGGTTGTGCTTCCCTAAAAATTTTAGAAAATGATTTGATGTTTTTTTATAGTTACCGTAAGTGTTCGGAGTAACGGTAGATTTTGCAATTTCTAAAGCTTGGTCAATAGCTTCTTTTACTGATGTTGATGTTTCTTTTTCTTTTTGACCTATATTAATGACTTCTTTATCATTATATGGTACATGACCATTTTTTAAAACTTTAATCAATTTTTTTTTGATATACTTCAGGACTTTTAATCGCTCATTTTTAGTCTTAAATGAATTTACACCACCATGGATATTGTTTTTCCTTTCTAATTTTCCTGTCAAGGGGTTTCTATAAGACCATCGAAGATACCAAGATTTAGATAGAGCAATTGATTTTTCTTTTTTAGTTAATTTATCCCATTGATCAATTTTCACTCCTCCTGTATAAAATCCGATTGAGTATTTTTTTGACATAATATGGGTCTTTAAAAAAGTGTAGTCTAGAGTGTACTTCTTGGGTTTTGGCATGATTGAGTGGTTTATGTTTTGAGTATAAACCACTCTATATCAACACTTTAAACTAGTAGCGAGGAGCAGATTTGAACTGCCGACCTCAGGGTTATGAATCCTGCGCTCTAACCAACTGAGCTACCTCGCCATAAGGTTTTAAGGCTGCAAATATAATTGAATTTTGCTAACTAGCAAGAGG